TACAGCCATGCTAAATCCTTACATCGTTGTTGGCAGGCTCAATGTGGCCCAGTTTGTTTCATCTCGCCAGCGATATTTGCCGCTTGCGCTTGTGTAAACAGCCGTGCCGCTGGCCGCCAATCTCGCGCCCGCCGCGTCCAATCGCCACGGCTCAGTAACCTTGATTTTGTCATCGTCAAGTATCCGTATCAATTCCGTGCCCACCTTTTGTTTCATTCCTTGCTGGAGCAAATCCAAATCCCATTTTTTTGTATTTATCTGAATCCCATAATTCACGATGTAATAGCTTGTGCCGTTCCGTTCTGCCGTCTGCCCGCCAAACGCAACCAGCTTGCCGCAGCGCGCAGGAATAGCGTAGCCCGCAACCGTGACGGAGCCTGCATTGACAGACCCGCGATATAATTCAGCGGTGGATGGCGTATAGCTGGCCTCATTGCGTGAGATCGAAACTTCCCCGTTGTAATGGTCAAGTTCAGGCACAGGGTCAAAACGCTCACCCGCGCTATTCACGACCGCATTTCCATCCTTGTCTTTTTCAACTGCAAGCTGATTCACCCACTCACCCCAGGCGATTACCGCGCTATCGTTCAGCGGGTTATCAGACGGAACCCACCCGGTTATCCGCGTCTCGTATTCGACGGTGACGATATAGTGAGTGCGCGCAGGCTCGTCCATGTGCGGGGTAATCTTCGTGACGTAGGCGTTCGCATCTTCGTTGTGTGCGTCGTTGATGGCGGGGATGGCCGTAACCCCATCGGTAGCCTGAACAGCGTCATACGGCGTCGCAGGCACGTCAAACCGCACCTTATACACGCGGGCATAACTGTGCTTATTCCATACCCAAGAGCAGCCCATGCCCGTATAGATTTCATTTACGCTTACCACTGCCATGATTAAAACTCCATTACCCCTTCAGGGGCGGCTTCGAGAATCTTCGCCAATATCGCGGTCTGCCGCTTACGTTCAGAGTTGGCCTTTTTAGTTTCCGTGTGAATCCCGGTGATGCCTTTGCCCTGCCCGCTCTTGCCGAGACTGGCGGAATACGCAGCCGCAGACCCACGTTCAAGTGCGGCGGGACGTTCTGCGGGGGGGGTGGTGATCCGATGCTCCCAGGCATCTTTTGTTGCAGCGCCTAACACCTTCTTGCCCGTGACGAGCTTGTCCTGTATCCCCGTGGCCTTTGCTTTCAGAACATCCCACACGCCCAAGCCGATGCCCTTGGCCATATCAAACAGCCCGGCCTTTGGTTGCGCCTTTGCCGCCATTGCAGCGGCCTGGGTTGCCAGTGTTTTTGCAATCGTGACCTTTGGCGTCTTGATCTTTGTAAGGTCAACGATGCTCTTGAGTGTGTCATCAAACATCGCCTTAACATTCCCCATGCCGTAATTGTTGGCCTTGAGGTCTGCTAGTTGCTTGCCAAGCACCTCCTCTTCACGCCCAAGCCCCGCGATTCGCTGCATAAGTGTCTTGTCTATGTCTTCGCCGGATACGCCCGCGCGGCGTTTAGTGAGCTTGAGGTTTTTCAGCTCATCTGCCATCGCGCGGCTGAACGCAACAACTCCGTCAGCGCCTTTGATTTGCCCGGATTCGCGCATATCCCACGCCCGACCGCGAATCTGCTGCGTTGACATATCCATTGATTCACCGGCTTGGCGTTTGCGTAAAATCTCCTGAAGCGCGGCCTTTCGCCCGCCCGCCTCTGACTGCTGGCCCTGATTCGCCTGCTTGTCAAAAAACGCCTTACTTGCGCGGTAGATTACTTTCAGCCCCTCAAAGAACGTGGCGACTGACTTGATGGCGATCTTGGCAAACGCAATGATGTGTTGGAACGCGGACACCACCGTGCCGAGCCACTTGTCAATCTCGCCGGATTTCGCGGCCTTTACAATCACGTCTCGCGTTGCGCCTATAACTGTTTTGAGCTTGCCCCATCCGTTATCCGCAAGGTCAATCACGGCTTCCTTATTCTTGACAATAAAGTCAGTGACCTTTTTCATGCCGCCGGTGATGGCCGGTACGACTTTCATAATCACGTCACGCACAAGGCCGCCCCATGCGGATCTCATATTGAGCAGTTTGTCTTGAAAATCCTCGGACATCGCGGCGTGTTCGGCCTTCCAAACAACGCCGAGCTTTTTAGCCTGTTCCATCAGCGCGGCAACGTTGCGCTTGCCCTCAAGGAACATTGGCAAGAGGGTAAGGCCACCGCGCCCGAACAATGTCTTTGATGCCGCGAGTCGTTTCGTGCTGTTTTGAACCTTGCCAATTGCTGCGGCGGTTTCGAGGAACAGGGTTTTAGTATCCTTCATTTTCCCTTGTTCGTTCGTAACGCTGATGCCGAGGTCGTCAAACTCGCGCTTGTATGTGGCAAGCCCACGGCCAGCGTCAACGGCGGCCTTTGAGAACGTGCCCACGGCCTTGATAACCGCAGTGATGTCCGCGCCGCTTCTCTCGGCCGCGTACCCAAGCGCGGATAAATCCTCTACTGCCATGCCGGTTGATTTCGCCGCCTTTGCAATCGCGTCCCCGACCTTTGTAACGCGATTCGCCATGTACAAAATTGCCGCGCCAGCGGCCACCATAGCCGCGCCGACTGCCGCGCCGATCTTGGCAATCTTCTTCACGGTGGCGGCGATTGATTTCGTGAAGTTTTTCAACCGCTTTCGCATCCGCTTAATGCCCTTCGCAAACTTGGACGTCTTTGCGGTGAAGCTAACCGCCAGCGTTCTGATTGTGGCTGTTCCGGCCATGTTCTTTCCTATCTACTGCGCGGTTATGGGCCGTGGCCCATCCCTGCATTTTGGCTATGACCGCCTGCGCGTGTCCGCTGCCATACTTCCGCACGCTCCGCATTTCGGCTTGTATGCCGCGCACTGAGTTCAAAAAATCCTTTGCTTCTGGCGTCTTCCCGCCGCTGCTGAACGCGCTCGCCATGACGCTGCACAGCATGGCGATAAGCACGCCTTGATGCGCCGGGCCGATGGGCTCGAGCGTGTCGTAAGCAATCCATTCCGCAAACTCCCGCGAGTCACACCGCGCTTGCGCTTCCTGTACGGTGCAACCCCAAAGTGCCGCCAGCTTGAACCAGAACAAGCGTTCAGGGCGGCGGGTCAGTTTCCCGCTAGATCGTCCGTTGTCTCGCCCAGTAATTCCCTGAGCCGGTTATGTACCTGCGCCTTTTTGAATAGGCGGTCGAGAACCACAGACGATTTGTTATCAAGCTTCGCTTCCTCGCCCGGCATGAACATCCGCGTGCCGGTTGAGTCACACAGCGACATGACAAGCAGGCGTGCCATGAGTCCTTTCATCATCACGAGGTCGCCTTTGACGCGGTTCTGGCATTCATCCACAAACTTGTCCCGCTCGCGCCCGGTGATCGTGCGGACGTAAACCCGCCCGCCCCATTCGGGGACGTCCACCGGCTCGAACGGCAGGTCTTCCGCCTCGAGAATCGCCTCACGTGTCAGATCTGGCAGAACCGGAGCGGCTTCGGGTTCGGGTTCCGGCTCTGCTCGTACCTGCCTGCACACGGGTGTTTCTTTTCCCATCGTTACGCCCTCCTAAATTTTCACTAACAATAACTGAACTTTTTACTAACACTTTAGACGTTAAAAGACCCGCTGCCTGAGCCAGTGCCCTGCGGATCAATCGCCAACCTGCCGGACGCCTTGATATTTGCGCTGCCCGTCATTTTGTCATTGAGCGGCGCAGCACCCGCGTAGTTGTCCATGAATCCCTGGAATATCCACGTGGTTGAATCGGGGAATGTGATGGTCACGGTTTCTTCATCGCCGTCAATCGGCGGATTCGTGCCCGGCTCAAAATGGAAATCAAACGCCAACCCGCCCGGATCGTACAGGTCAGCAGGCATAAACGTATGTGCGCCAACTGTTCCCTGATGCGACGTGTTTACACTTTCGCGGCTCAACTCGTTTGGCGTCACATCCGTAATCTCCGCAGAGAATGCGGAGGTTGCGAATCCAATCGTGATGCCTGTGCTAATGTCGGCTGTGCTAGACATTACATTTCCCTTTCACTATGTAGCCTGATTATCGCGGTGGCTACGGTTCCGCATACCAAATGGTCATGTCCAAAACGTACCTATGTTCCCCGCCCTGACTTCCGTCAGACGGCTGAACATAATCTGCAAATGTGCTTTCGATGCTGGCAACTTTGACTGTGACCGTGTTACCCGCCTCACCGGTTGCGCCTGACTGTGTTTCCCATGCGGCCCGCACTGCGTCAGCAAGTGCCTTTGCGCTTGACGGTGACGCGGCGTAGCAGTTCACTTGCCATGACGCCTGCGCCAGTCCAGAGACGCCGCCCTGATGCCGCACGCGCGACGTAGGCAACCGCTGATAGGTGATATAGGACTGCGCTGCGGTAAGGCTTGACGGAGCCTCGCCCGTGATATAAATGCGTTCGGCGACCAGCGCGGCAACGCCCGCGTTGTCTTTGCAATGATGATAAAATGCAGCTTCAAGGCTCATCGTTTCAACGCCTTTGCAAGTTCCCTGCCAAGGACTGTTTTGGCGATAGTGATGACCGTTTCACGCAGCTTGTCAAACGGCCCGCGCAAATAAGAGCGCGCCGCCACGTGTTGATTTCCATACTCCACGACCGTTGGATAAAACCCGAACACATCAGGCGGTATCCCAAGTTCGTCACGGTCGCCGGTTCTAATGACAACACCAAACCCCGCCTTTTTTCTGGCTGACTTGATTTTCAGCGAATCGCGGAGCTTGCCGGTCTTTACGGGACATACTCTTTTTGCTTCGGCCAGTACCGGCTTGGCCCCCTGCCGCATGGCCTTCCGCACAATTTTGGCCTGTTCCTTGAATACAAGTCTTTTCAGGTCTTTTTCCAACTGCTTATCGCCAAGCATCTCAATGCCAATAAACTGCTGTGTTTTCATCCCTGTACGATGGGCCATTATTCAACTGCCTCACTGCACAAAATTATCAACTCACGGTTCATATTCTGCGGCCGCGCGATATGCTCAATGTTCAGGGTCATGTTCACGGTAATGTCATCGTCAGGACTCGTGCCTGAGCCTGCGCCATCCACTACGGTGACATCACGCTAAGCGGTCAGACGTAAGCAGCCCTGAGTAGTAGCGCATCTTTACGCGGTACGTTGCCCGTGCCTGTACCTGCTGCGCCTCGTATAGTTCATTCCCAGCCAGCGGCTCAATGCTGCCCCACCGGGTTGCGGATGTCGCCCACGTGCGGGTCAACTCACCGTTCGCATTTGTTTCCGTGGCGCGCTGAATCTGAATTCGATGTCGGAGCCTGCCCGGTTGCATCAATGCGCCTCCACGATTCGATAAAAGCCAAGCAGCGCGTCAACCGCAGGATTAACCTTGAACGTAGACGGTACGCCAGCCGATGCAAGGCGATTTTCATACAGGCCCGCAGCAATCAACTTCATTGCGGCCTTCAACCCGTCAGGCACGCTGTCTGCATCCGCGTAGCCTGCTTTCCATGTAACGGTCACGGCTTCAAGCTGATCTCTGGTTGACGGCCATGATTTGCCGTAACATGGATAGACACGCGCAAGCATCCCTTCGCCGTCAACGGTGTAATCGGTATCCTCTGTCAGCGTTTGCGAATCGCCGTCACCGTCAATGTAGGCGATGCCCATGGGTGTGCTGGTAACCGCAGTCCCGTCGGTAATTGTATTTCCCATTAATCCGCCACCGCCACAAAAGAGTCCGGGTTATCAAAATTCACGCCGGCCTTTTTCCGCCAGCAGTAATAGGTAGAGCCTGCGTCAAGCAGGAAAGTTACTTCGCCTGAATCGTTGGTTGTCAACGTCCCGGCCACAACGCTGCTGCCTGCCTCATCCGTGGAAAGCCACACCTCACACGACGGGACAACCGCGCCCGCATCGGTCTTGATCGTCAGGGTTAGGCTGTCTGCGCCTGCGCCAGCCGTGCCGCCCACCAAGGACACCTTTGCATCGAGGTTGTCTACAACCAGCTTGCCAATACTGCCGCTTGTGGTAAGGGCCGAAGTAAGGCGATTCCAGATGTCTGCCACCACCGTACCCAGACTGGTAAGCGTCCGCGTGCCGTATGCCCATACCTGCGCGGCGGTAAGCGTTGACAATCCAGAGACATCAGCCTTGCTCGCGGTGCGGCTTGTGGCGTCGGTTACAACTGCCGCCCCGTTTGCGTAGGGCACTACTGTATTCGCGCTGTCTGTGCCACGCATCACTGTGCCGTGGGGTTCGAGCGCGTCGGTAATTGCGTGGAGTGCGGTGGCAGTGCCCGCAGCATCAGGAACCGTTGTATTCGCGCTATCCGTTCCCCGCATGTTCTCGGCGGTCACCTCACCTGATGCGTCTGTTTTTAACTTGTTCGCGGGAGTGGTAAGAATTGCGGTGGCAACGTCAGCGGCGTCATGTGTGGACAATCCAGAGACATCAGCCTTGCTAGCGGTACGGCTGGCCGTGTCGGTTAGCACGGCTGCGCCATCTGCATAGGGAGCAATTTTATTAGCACCGTAATCAGTCAGGGCTGAATCTACCGTCGCGTTGATCTGATTCACTGCGGCGGTGTTCAGCGCCTTCACGTAAGCCAGCCCCATCGGGAGCATCACATACCCAGTGGTCGTATCTGGATTCGTAGCCCAAGCATCAGCCACAGTTGCAACTTTTGTTGCACCTACATACGCGGTCACAATCCGCGCCTGGTCCTCACCAGTACCAGACCGCAAGAATACAATCTGACCAATATAAGTATCGTTATTGTCGCTTGCGCGTGCGTTAAGCGTGATGGTGTTATTTGCGCCAGCCTGCGCCAGCCCTTCATTGACATGCTCTCGGCCAGCATCGGCAAGAATCCTATATCTTGATGTCGCGTCAGGCGCGGTCTTCCAGTCGCGGTCAACAGTCGCGGTTGTCGTCCCGCCATCGTATTGATAAATGAGCCGCGTCTGGCCAGCACCGGTTCCGGCAAAGATAACGAGCATCGCCGGATCATACGCGCCATTGACTGCGGATGCGTCTGCGGAGAGCTGAAGCTGGTTAGTCCCAGTCCCCGGCCCCTGCGCATATCCTGATTGGATTTCCGCACCCTGATCTCGGATTGTGTACTGGCACAATATACGGTCGGTTGCAATCTTGGCGGTAGCGGCAGACAGCCACCTGAAGCGTACCTTGCCCAGATTTACGCCCGTGCCGGTCATTGCATTGGTGAAAATAAATGTGTTGTCTTTCCACTTGACGCCGTCTTCACCCTTCTGTGTCCCGACTTGCTTCCAGCCTGAGCTTACCCAATCATAGCCATAGCCGTCGCCATATTCATTTTTGTTTGCAATATAGCCCTCCCACACAACATCTGTTACAAGTCCATTCGTGCCGACATCGAACTCATAATAGAAATCAGTGTCATCTGAGCCATCATCTAAAATAACGTGTGCAACCTCGTCAAGTTCATGCGTGCTGGAAAGTGTCCCGCTCTCAACGCTGCCCTTTGTCAGCGTAAATGACTCAGCGACCACAGACAGCCCGCCCGCGCCAGAAGACAGCGTGCCGACCTGCTGCTGACTGGCCGGATACGTGTCACCGACAAGCCCGGTGGTATCGTATTGTTTTTCAAGATTGTCTGCCGCAGCCGAGTCACCGGAGATTTCAACCGCATCGGCTTGGAGCTTGTCGCTGCCTGACACCAGCGAGTCATAAGTATTGGCAGGCACAACCTGAAACTTTACAATGCCCATATCATTTGTGCCGCTGTTCAAGCTGAACTCGACTTCCCCCAGCGTGTCAATATCGCCAGCATCGGCGGCATATTTATACTTGCCGGTATGATCGTGCGTAAGTGTGGAAGAACCATTCGGCGCACCCACGGTTCCATTTTTCGTCACCTTGATATTCGCCACAACCTCATCTGTTTTCGCCACGCCGTCAGCGTCGAGAATCGGGCCGACAAGGAACGTTTTAGCGGTGGACTGACTTGCTAGATTCATGCGGCTGCTCCACATATTAAAAGCCTACGGCGGCGGTTGCCGGTAGCTGCGGGGAAGAAGTACGCGATTTCCTTGCGGCGGAATAGGCGGAACGGGTCGGCGGCAAGTTGGGCGATTTCGTCTGCGGAAAGTTGACGATTATACATGGCGAATTTTGCCATATTACCAAGGAGCCCCCTGGCTCCGTCAGCACGATTCCCAACCTGTAGTGGTGTAGCCGTAGCCGTTAGCCCTCCGCTGGCTGTCGCAGTACTGCCAACTAGCTGGCCATCTATGTACCCCCGAATTTCATGCGCTGTATCATTTGAATAACTAACGACTGCATGAATCCATGCGCTAACGGGCACCGTCCCCGTCCCTAGGGCAGCCTCTTTAGACACGCCTCCGATTTCCCCATACCAAGCAAGATCCCTCTGGCTTGTCGCGGTATAGACTGATGGGGCAGGGTGGCGGTCACACAGTCGAGGATAGCGTGCCGTACCATTCTCCGATGTCCAAAACAGACACTCCATTGTAACGGCGTCTGCGGTGTCAAGATCGAGCGATGGTGAATCAACGCAGGTAATCTTGTCCGTATCTCCGCCGAGCACTGCCCCGCGCGAAGACCATATAGCGCCACTAAGAACTCCGTGATTACGATATTGCGACATGTCCTCTGTCCTCAGCGCCGCAAACCACGACGGGTTGAAACAGAGGGACACAACGCACCCCCGCGCCAGATCATGCTGCGCGTCGAAGTACGGCCCGTTCGTCGGCCAGTTAATGTAATCAGGAGTTCCCATTATGCGCTCACAACATGCTCTTCCTCGACATCAACATCGAAGTCGGCAGCACCGCCGGTTTCATTCCGGATATTCAGTTTGTAGTGTGACGGCAGGCTGTCAATGCGGAAATCTCTGACGATAGTTCCGCTGTCTGGACTCGGCCCAGTGCCTATTATTTTCGTGTTTGCATCGGAGTAGGTTGTGCCACCGTCAACGGACACAAGCATAGAAAGCGTCCACCCATCAGCGTCTGCACCTGCGCCGTCATTGCACTTGACAACTACGGTTGCAGCAAGATTCCCGTTGCTCGAATTATCTCGTTCAGCGGAAAGGGAGTTGCCGTTATCGGCCAAATCATTAGCTGCAATAGCGTCCCACTTCGTTTCAAATCCCAGCTTGATATCACTAGCCATTTTGCACGTCCTCCACTGCGCCCCTCGGAATTGAATCGGTGAATGCCATGTCGCCCCATTCGAGTACGCGGATTCCGAGCGCCATGAGCGGGCTGTCGCCGGGCACGGTTGCCGGGTGGGTGGGGTCGTCAATCAGTTTGCTGGCAATCAGCGCAAGGTTTTTGCCGCCCAGCGTGCCGTAATCTTTCAACTTGGCATGGTCTTGCTCGGCAATGATGTTGACGAGTTCGACTTTCACGTCAGCGGCCAGGGTGTCCACGGTAAGTTTCAGGTCATCCGCAGTGAACGGGGCTGGCACTTTCGGCGCGGGATCAGGGTTGGCTATGTCCGGGCGCAATGACAGCATCCGTGCAATCTCGCGGGATGTTTTGCCCGCATACTTCTTGTCTTCCAGTTCGCCTTTCAGCAGGGCTATTTGTTCGGGTGTCATCATCTATCCTTTCATGGTAAGCAACGCGATACCCATGCCGACAACTGCGGAGGTAAGAATCGTAATCATTACGCAGACAGTCCATGATGGGCGTCCGAGTAGCCGATCTCTGATCTCAACGACGGCCTGTTCAACCACGGTCAATCGCTGTTCATAATTCTCTTGCCGGGCCTGGATGCCGCTATGTTCCGAGCAGGGGCCGCAATGATCTTTTGCCATGATGATCCCTTGCTATATCTGATTATTCTGCGCGTTCCCGTACCCATTTCTCATGGGCTGCGGTTGCCTCGGCAGTTACCCGCGCCTCGTAGTGCTGGTTGGCAATCTTCCGCGCAAGGCTGACGGCTTCACGTGCGACCGGCCCGTATTCCTTGATGGTGTCAGTCACAACGCGCCCCGCCTTGGTCTTACGCAAAGACCCCTTGTTGTCCTCAATGGCCTGTTCAACGATAGCCAGCCCACTTGATACAGACTTGAGGTCTTTCTTTTTGAACATGCCCCAGAGGCCAAGGGCAACGTTACCGATGGCGCTGACAAGTGCGGCGATTTCAAGTCCTGACATAATGCACCTCCTAGGTTTCGTTAATAGGCGGGTGGGGTAGCGTTATCACCCCGTCACCGTCTGGGAATTTATCCAGCGTCAGTTGCCACGTGGCGGGCATGAGTTGCCGGCCAGTCATTTTCTCAACGTAGTCGCGGGCCGCCTTTATCAGCGACGTAATCAAATCGTCATCGGTGTTATCCTCGACGCGCAGGTGTAGCTTCATTTCCGCGAGCGTTACGGGTTCGGATGTTGGTGCGGTTGTTTGTTTGAGTCTCATGCGTTCCTCTTTGCACGCTGGCGGCTAGACCATTGGGATACTTCACGCTCGCCGCTTTCCAGCGCAGCGGTTTCCACTTGCGGCGTTTCAGGAAAGAACGGCTCTTCGGTAACTGCGCGGCCAAGCTTAATCATGCGCAGACCGTCATGCTCGCTCACTTCGATAATGTCACCGGGCCTCTGTGCAAAACGATTCCCGGCGCGCCCGACAAGCAACCGAACTTTCATATCGTGAGTCTCCAAGCCAGTGGGCATGGGGCCGGAATTACCCGGCCCCCACACCCGTTACGCTTTAGCTACCACCAGCGGCCTGAGTGAGCTTCTTGACGGGGTGCGTACCCGCGTCAAGCAAGTCGCCGTCCTCGCGCAGGAACGCAACGAACGCTTCCTGGTTGTATTCGGCGTAGCGCTCAACGAGTCTGCGCAACTGAATCTTCCGCACCTGGCGCACCTTGTATTTCTTGAGCGCGCCAAAGAGCATGGTGATATCAGCGGCGGTGAGGGTAGAACACATGCTCTGATTCACGGTGTACGGATAGCCCGCGAGGTCAGCGGCAACGCCGCCACGCAGCCCGGCAGACCACAGGAACTGGCCGTCGGTGTCCTTGATCTTCCGGCACGCCTTGAGGATGGCGTCATTGAACATGAAGCCCGCGCCGGGAGCGTCGCGGTAAGCCGGATCGACGGAGTGGATGAGGTCAATGATGTCATCCTCGTCAATCGCGGTTGCCGATGCGGACGTCTCGCCAGCGGTGGCGGCGGTGACAATCCCGTTGGCCTGGGTTGTTCCGTTTCCAGTCGTCAGCCGCGTATTGCTGATCCGGCCAATGCGCGTACCGCAGATCTCGCCCAAATACGCCGCAAAATCAAAAGCAGAGTCCTGCATCAGCGCGACACTGACACGAATCATCTTCGAACTGAAACTGTAGGCGTTCAGCGTCATGGAACTGGTGGCAACTGCCAGTTCCGCAACCGCCGAATCATCGGAGTCCTGAACCTCGTCAAGCTGCTCACCGGTGTTGCTGGTGTCGTCTGAGGTCGGGAACGGCAGTGCGTTGCCGCTGTCGGTTCTGATGATGTCAGCCACCTTGAGTACGCTGCCATAAGCAAGCAAAGCGGTCTCAAAGGAGTTGACAAACCCCTCTGGGATGGTTTCCGCGCCGTAGCCGGCGGCGGTTGACTGATAGTCCGTCGCGCGATTCTCGCGCCGGAACGCGGCAAGCTGGCGGGTGTCACAGAGGTCAATCTCGAAATCCCGCTGAGTCGGCTTGACGCCCATGCGTTCCATTGCTTCCTGATGCTTGACGCTAACATCCCGTTCACTCTGCGCAAGCATCCAGCCTTGCAGCGCCAGCGAACGATCTTCCTCAGTGGCCGCGCCGGTTCCGCGATTGTCATGCTCTTCGCGTTCGCGGGCTTCGGTCACTTTCAACTGTTCTGCGGCCACGGCTTCGGTGCGTTCGGACATTTCGATCTGGCGGGTCAACCCGTCATAATCCGCATTGACTGCGCCCCAGTTCGTCTCGTCTTCCGCGCTCCACTCGTGTTCGCTTTCGGGCTGCGCGAGGTCACGCAACTCATGCATACGCGGCACAAGCAGTGCGCGCTTTTCTCTGAGTTCCTTTGCATCCATAATTGTTTTCACTTACTAAATTGATTTGATAAGCCATGCGTCACAATGCCGCAACGGCGGCGAGGCACAACCAACGGGCTGCGCTCATATCTTTAGCCCCAGGACAGCCAGACGCGCGGTCTTGATTTTCGCGTTGGCGGCGGGGTCAATGGGTTTGGGTTTGTCTTCGGTTTCGGGTTTGTCGGCGGCGTCGGCGTCGCGTGTCTCAAGCCATGCGTCATGACTTGCGCGGGCCTGTTCCCCATCACCGACAGTACGCACGCCGGATGTGGTAGAGGTATAGGCAGGGAGCGTTACCGGCCCCACGTCGCGCAACTCAACAGCGTGCAGTTCGCGGATCTCCGTCTTGCCATCTTCGCTGTCGCGCCAGACTTCTTTGGTTACGCGGAATCCGAAACTTGAACCCTTGACATCGCCGCGTTTCAACAGCACCGGCAGATCACGCCCGGCCTGTGTGTCAGGCGGGTCAATCTCATAATCAAGCCCGGCCTTGTTTGAACGCAGCTTCATGGTTCCGCTTGACGTGCGCCCAAGCACGAGGCTCATGTCGTGATTCCAGAGCCCAAGCACGTCAGCACGTTCGCCAATAGCAGAATCAAACGCGCCGGGCATGACACGCTCAACTGCCCCATCCCACAGCTTGAATTCAGTCGCTGGCGTGCCGTCGTAATAGACAGCGGCCAGTCCGTTGATTGTGGTCTTGTCATCGGCTGATCGAACGTCAACCGGGCTGTGGTCACTGATGGCTACAAATCTGCGTTCCATTGCTCAATCTCCTACGATAATTTCGTCAACAATTTTGATAGTAAGTTCCGCGCTTGACAGCGCCGGTACGTCGGCCCCAAGCAACTGATCCGCAACATATTCAACGTCACGGTGCGCGCCAATGTTTAAGTCAATCAGCCGCACAGCATCACCGCACGCATCCATGATTATTTGTCGATCCCTTGACACGTCCAGCTTCCCGCGCTCGGTAGCGTTTTTGATGCGTGTGCGCATCCGCTCAACTTGGCTGTATAGCAAGCTCCCCAATGTGGCAATCAAATCATGGTTATCAACGGCTGCCCTTGTGCCGCTATCATCATCCTGCGCCCCGTCTGCCTCGTCTGTGTCCCCATCCTGCGCGGCGTCTGCGTCCGGTGCGGGTTCGCCCACTGGCGCGAGGTTGACAGGCATGTAGTATTTATTCCCCTGTCCATCGGGGATGGGGTTCATGTTCTCGCGTGCGCGCACTTCGTCAGGTGACATGATGCCGTTATTGATTGCCTTGACATAGGCTTCGTAACGTGCGGTTGTATCGGCCCGCAATAACGCCTCACGCACGAATTCAACCACGTGGGTGTCACGCGCTTTCTGTGGTTCGGTCAATAACTTGCGGTAGCATTCCTGCTCCCAGGTGACAAGCCACGGGTCAAGGGATTCGTCAAGGTAGGAACGGTTCTCTTGTTCGAGGGAGTTGTATGCGGTGCGGGAAGAATCGCCAACCTTATGCGGTTGGAGTAGCAACCAGTTTGCCACCTCAACGCGCTCAAATGTGCGTAGCTCGATAAACTGGGAATCTTTGTTAGACATACTCGACGGCTTGACCTTCAGCCCCTGTTCAAGCACTGCGGCCTTGTGTACGTTCTCAATCCCTTTGTGCAATTTATCCCAAGACTCGCCCAACCGCCGATAGCCACCATCATCAAGTTTCTGGTCAGTCTCTAGTGTAATACTGGGCCGCGCACCGTTCGCAAAAAACTTGCTTCCGTACTTCTCTGCGGCCATGCCAAGCCCAAGTGAGTCACGCGCGATATCGGCCAGCGAGTACCCGGATAGGTCTGTACCCATGCCGCGAATGTGGATGATGTCACGGTACGGTATACGCACTTCCATATTCGCGCCGGTCACACACCAGATTGTGCCCCGGTCTTTTGGCCCGCGTCTTTCGCGCACGAGGAATGTGTCATTGGGCGACAGCGGCAGGAGTTCCACGGGCGCGCCTGCACCGTTGCGGCTGACGTAGGCGAACCCGTTACCGCGCAAGATAGCGCGCTCTTCCAAGCACTGCTTGAACTGGAACGCGGTCTGGTAATGGTTCGGCGTTGTTTTCAGCAGCCGGTATGCGGGGTGATTGGTTGCGCGTTCCTTGCCTGCATCAACGCGCCGATAGATCAGCAACGGGAGCTTGGCAACGTCACGCGAAATCAGGTTAACGCCCTTCCAGATTGCGGAGTTGCCGAGGATTGACCGGCTGTTTACTGCTATCCCTGCGTCTGATGTCCCGCCGCCGGCCCAGTCAAGAAGCCATTGGGCGGGGTCAGACAGCGAGGTTGACGGGTTTTCGAGTGACCGCAGAACGATACTGCGAATCATCCGCATGGCCGG